ATTGCCTGTTCGTACTCCGGTTCCTTGGCCATGGGGTTCTCGCGGAAAGTACGATCGATGATCAGAGACCCTCTGTACAACAAGGTGTTTTCAGAATGTCAGCTAGATCCCGAATCACAAAGCGCCGAGGCATGGCTCACCACAGAAGGCGGCGGTTACACAGCAGCAGGTGTGGGCGGTCCAATCACGGGGAAGGGCGCACACATTCTGGTGATCGACGACCCGGTGAAGAACAGGGAAGAAGCGGAGTCCGAGACGACTCGGCGATCGATTAAAGACTGGTATACGTCAACCGCGTACACACGTCTTGCACCGGGCGGCGGTGTGTTGGTCATTTTGACCAGATGGCACGACGACGATCTCGCAGGCTGGCTACTTGGTGAGCAAGAGACGGGCGGCGATGAGTGGGAAGTGATCAAGTACCCGGCGATCGCCGAAGAAGACGAAGAGTATCGCCCAGCAGGTGCAGCGCTTCATCCAGAGCGTTACCCACTACCTGCACTACAACGTATTCGAAACGCGATCGGCGCTAGAGATTGGTCGGCCTTGTATCAGCAGGAGCCGGTCGCCGACGAAGGCGCTTACTTCCAGCGGTCCATGATCCGGTACTACAAATCGCACGAGGTCAATAAAGACCAGATGACTTTGTANGCTGCCTGGGATTTGGCNATCGGTAAGAAAGANCGGAANGACTTCTCGGTCGGGATCGTTGCGGGCATCGACACCAACGACAACATGTTTATTTTGCACGTCGAACGCGGCCGCTGGGATGGCGGTGAGCTGGTCGACAAGATCCTCGATACGTATGACACATGGCGACCGTCGATCGTCGGTATCGAGCGTGGACATATTGAGATGGCGCTTGGTCCATTCATGGAGAAACGAATCCGTGAACGTGGGCTCTACGAGATGTACATCAAAGATCTGAAGACAGGACGGAGAGACAAAGAGGCACGAGCTCGCGCAATCCAAGGCCGGATGCAGCAGGGCATGGTGTTCTTCCCGACTGGCACAGAGTGGACAGATTTGCTTGTGAATGAGTTGCTCAGATTCCCGAACGGGGTACACGACGATCAGGTGGATGCCTTGGCGTGGCTCGGTCAGATGATGGGTGAATTTCATACGTGGCGAGAACGAGCCGAAGCGCCCCCGCCGAGTTGGAGAGATAAGTTGCCCACGCTAATGCGCGGTGGCAAATATCGATCGCCGATGAGCGCTTAAAGGGAGGCGTTATGTCTTGGGTATTAATGCTAATCGCAGTTGAGTCCGGCACGTTTTATTTTCGGGCGTTGGCAGTTCATGACCGGATGGACGATTGCCTTGCGCAAAGGGTGGCACTGGTCGAAGAGATCGGGCGTCCTATCGTGAATTACCAAGCACTTTGCATACAGACTGATCAATTGAAGGGGACCCTCTGATGGCTGACAAGAAAAGCCAGGAAATCGCAGTAGCTAGGAATCAATGGAATCGCTATACACGGGCGAGAGACTCAGGACATTTGGATTATTGTGACCTAGCGAAGCAGTGCGACGCGTATTATCGCGGCGAGCAGTGGGACGAGCAGGATAAGGCGCAACTCGAAGCAGAAGGGCGACCGGCTTTGACGATCAACTCGATTCTTGCGACGGTGAACACAGTGCTCGGACATCAGTCAGCGCAGCGTGCGGACATTATCTTCAAGCCGCGCCGTAATGCAGACCAAGGTCTGGCGGACACCATGTCAAAGGTGTTCAAGCAGATCATGGATAACAACGACTACGAGTTCATTGAGTCGCAGGTATTCGCGGACGGTGTAGTGCAAGACCGTGGATACTTTGACGTACGTATCGACTACGACGATCATATGAACGGTGAGATTCGGATTGAGTCTGAGGACCCACTCGATATTATCCCTGACCCAGATGCGAAGGATTACGATCCGCGTAACTGGCAGGAAGTATTTAAAACACGTTGGATGGCCTTAGATGAAATCGAGGAAATGTATGGAAAAGACAAAGCCGATTCGCTTCGCTATATCGCTGAAAGTGGAGCCCATTACGGAAGAGACTCTTTTGAATTCCGCGAGACAACCGAAGGCTTCGGAGACACTGACCTCTCGAATTGGCGTGTTGATGAGACCATTGGGGACGAAGGGGCGTCGGTTCGAGCGGTACGTGTTATCGAACGTCAGCATAGAAAACTTGTTAACACGCCGTTTTTCCTTCGGCCTGCGACCGGCGATATGCGACAAGTGCCGGGAAACATGTCGGATGATGACGCAAGATCGTTTGCTGAAACAAATGGCCTCATCATCACGAAGAAGCTCGTCCGGCGAGTCAAATGGACGGTTACAGCCGACCAAGTAGTCCTGCATGACGACTGGTCTCCGTACTCTGACTTTACGATCGTTCCTTACTTCCCATACTTCCGCCGCGGCAAGCCATTCGGCATCGTACGTAACCTGCTGTCTCCGCAAGAGCAGCTGAATAAGGTCGCGTCGCAAGAGCTGCACATCGTGAATACGACAGCGAACTCAGGCTGGGTTGTCGAGAACGGCTCTCTATCCAACATGGATGAGGACGAGCTCACCGAACGCGGCGCAGAAACAGGCCTGGTGTTGGTTCACAACCGCGGGTCGTCACCTCCGCAGAAGATTAGCCCGAACCAAATTCCAACTGGTCTCGACCGTATCGCTGGCCAAGCGCAGATGCGTATTCGCGAGATCTCAGGGATCAGTGAGGCGCTGCTAGGTACAGAGGGCCCAGAAGTCTCAGGTGTTGCACTTGAGGCGAAGCGGTCAGCAGGGCAGGTGCAGATTCAGGTTCCTATGGAGAACCTCCGTCGCACACGCCAGATCCTAGCGCGCCGCATCTTGGACTTGATCCAGTCGTTCTACACTGAGCCACGGCTGCTTCAGATTACTGACGAAAGTGACCCACTGAAGCCACGCTCTGAGTTCCCAGTGAACCAGATCGATCCGCAGACTGGTGAAGTGATCAACGATTTAACGATCGGTGAGTACGATATCTTGGTTTCGAACGCTCCAGCGCGCGATAACTTCCATGATATGCAGTTCGCACAGGCGCTGAGCCTACGTCAGGCAGGTGTGATGATCCCAGATGACATGATCGTCGAGTACTCACATCTTCACCGTAAAGGTGAGTTAGCGAAGATGATCCGCCAGATGTCTGGACGCGAGTTGAATCCAGAGCAGCAGCAGATCCAACAGCTACAACAGCAAATGGCTCTGCAGCAGATGCAGCTTAACGTGGCGAAGCTTGANGCNGAAGTCGCCAAGTTGCAGGCAGAAGCTCAGTTTAAGGCGGCGCANGCTAGNACAGAAGGCGCGGCACCAGAGATGGAGCTGCAGAAACTTCAAACAGAGCTTGAAAGACGTCAATCAGAACTCGCTGCACGTATCGAGATGAGTCAGATGAATCATGATCGGTCCATGGAGCAAGCAGAACTTTCCGCGGCAACCAAAATGGCGCAGGAAGTAGTTAAAAACCAGAGCAATACAGGAACAGGAAATGAGTGAAGCAGCAGAAAACCAAGAGTTAGGCTGGACACCCGCAAAATTTGAGGATGATCTGAATGGAATGGACCGAGGAGACTCTGTCGGACTCGCTGAAACTGAGGAAGCACAGGAGGCTGTNGCGGAAGAAGCACAAGCCGAAGTTTCTCAGGAGGTCGGAGAAGGCGACAGTGCCGCTGAGACTGAGGATGAAGCTGAAGAGGTTGCTGAAGGAAGCGAAGAACCAGAAGCGACTGATACCGTGGAGTCGGACGATGCTGCGGATGAAGAGGAAACAACTGCAGAGGCTGAGACCGATAAGAAAAAGCAGCACATGATCCCGAAAGATCGTTTGGATCAGGAGTTAGCTAAGCGGAGACAACTAGAAAACAAGTTAAAAGAGCTTGAAGAGAAGGTAAATCAGGGAGAACAGCCCGCTGCTGCTGATTTTGACTTCGACGAGGCCGAAACTAAGTACATGGAAGCCGTTATGGACGGCGAAACGGAGAAAGCTAAGCAAATTCGCCGCGAAATCCGCCAAAAAGAGCGAGAAGCAGTACAATTTGAGCTCCAGCAGTCCATGCAGCAGACTTCTCAGCAAACTCAAGCGCAAATTAGGCTTGAGAGCGCCGTCAAAGAGGTGACTGCAGCGCACCCGTACCTCGATTTGAACAGCTCAGAGGCCGATCAGGACCTAATTAATGAGACAAATGAGCTCATGAGCGGTTTTTTGAACGCCGGGTACGACGCTGTAGACGCATTAAACAAGGCGGTGAGTTACACAACTAAGTCCGCTGGGTTGAACGCGCCTATTGATGAGCCAGCTGTTATCCCTAACGCCATCGATAAGAAGGTCGTAGAAGCGAAAGCAGCCAAGAAAACTGCAGATTCTGCNGAGAAGAAGGCTCAAGCNGCGAAACAACAGCCTCCTAAANTAGGTGGNGAGTCTCAGCGGTCACGTGACGACAACGTCGTTGATATCTTCAAGCTGTCCGATAAGGAATTGAACCAGCTTTCGGATGAACAACTACGTAAGTTGCGCGGCGACTTTGGCTAGCATATAATTAGTAGGACTTATATTTTCGTTTTCTGTTGACGACATAACAGACGCGAGGGGCGGCGAAACTGCCCTCGTGTTCACTCACGTAAAAAAGCTGTTTTTTGTTTCGTTGGACCACGATACGGCCGAAAGGTGGGCATAAGCCCAATAAACTTTCATATTGCGAGGAAAGCAAAATGGCATTAACTAACTTTGCCGCGCTGACCGACGAACAAAAAACGGTTTGGTCACGCGATTTCTGGCGTCAAGCACGCAACAACTCTTTCATCATGCAGTTTGCAGGACAGGGCCCTAACGCTTTGGTTCAGCAAGTAACTGATCTCACTAAGTCTGAGAAAGGTGCTCGCGCTGTATTAACATTGATCGCTGAACTCGAAGGCGACGGTGCTGTAGGTGACTACGCATTGGAGAACAACGAAGAAGCAGTGAAGGCATACGACACTGTCATTCGTATCGACCAAATGCGTAACGCTAACCGCATCGCAGGTCGTATGGCTGATCAGAAGTCTATCGTCAACTTCCGTGAGACTTCACGTGACGTATTGGCTTACTGGTACGCTGACCGTATCGATCAGCTCGCGTTCAACACTTTGTCAGGCGTAGGCTACGACAAGCGTCCAAACGGCGCGACTCGTCCTTCACTGTCAACTGGTTTGAACCTTTCTGACCTTGAGTTCTCAGCAGACGTTTCAGCTCCTTCAGCTAACCGTCACCTCGTTGCAGCAGCAGATGGTACAGTCGGTACTGGTGACCTCGTGTCAGCAGGCAACATCGGCTACAAGACTATCGTTAACTTGAAAGCATACGCGAAGGATCACTACATCCGCGGCGTACGTGGAACAGGTGGCGAAGAGATGTACCACATGTTCGTTACTCCACACATCATGGCTCAGTTGAAGTTGGACACAGACTTCATCGCTAACGTCCGCAACGCAGGCGTTCGTGGTGACACGAATACTCTGTTCCAAGGCACTGACTCTGTCATGGTCGACGGCGTAATGGTTCACGAGTTCCGTCACGTATACCACACTGACCAAGCAGCTTCTGGCTCTAAGTTCGGTGCGGCTGGCGACATCGACGGTACACGTACTCTGTTCTGTGGTGCACAGGCTCTCGGCATGGCCGACCTTGGCAACGCTGAGTGGTACGAAGACGAGTTCGATTATGGCAACCAGTATGCTATTTCAGTTTCTAAGATCCTCGGATTCTTGAAGCCGAAGTACAAGCCAGTTGCTAACACCACCGATACTCCTAACACTAAGGAAGACTTCGGTGTAATCGCTCTGGACGTTGCTAACTAATTAGTTGCAACACTTAGATCCGCCCTTCGGGGCGGATCCTTTACAGGATGGGTTATGAAACTTGTTAGTACAAAAAGAGTCACAGTTCCCTCCCTCAACGGAAGCATCATTCTTTTCATGCCTGGNCAGCCTGTCGAAGTGGACGAGCGTGACGTTCCTGCGTGCACAGATCGCGGTTGTGTACCGGCTAATAAAGTTGAAGCTGTTGTGGAAACAATGGACCGCATTGAGGAAATTGCCGGAGCCATTCAGACCTTGCTGGATGAAGGCGACGAAAAGAATTTTACGTCGATGGGTGACCCGAAGGTCAAGCCGATCGAACGCGTTTTAGGTTATGACATCACAGCGTCAGAAAGAGATGCTGCATGGCAATCTCTGACCGGAGAATGAGATGGCGGTAACAGCCCAGCAGATTATTGACCGCGCTAGACTGCAATTAGCGGATCCAAACGCTACACGTTGGGCTGACGCCGAGCTGATTAATTACCTGAACGACGGTCAACGCGAAGTCGTTCTGTACAAACCCGATGCGTCGTCTGCGAATACTGACGTCGCGTTAGTTGCTGGTAGCAAGCAGACGATGCCATCGGACTCAATCCGCTTGGTTAGCGTAGTTAGAAACACGCACTCCAAGTACAAACGCGCTGTACGCGCTGTGCCAAGAGAGACCCTCGACAGGTTTCGCCCGAATTGGCATGACGACAAGCAAGCCACTGAAGTTCAGCACTTCATTTTCGATGAAAACGACCAGAACGTCTTTTACGTGTTCCCGCCGAATGACGGTAGCGGGCAGGTTGAGGTCATGTACACCCAGACGCCAACTGAGGTATCGCAATTAAGTGATAATTTAGGCGTTTCAGATGGGTACGCAAACGCTGTTCTCGACTACGTTTTGTATCGCGCATTCTCTAAAGACGCTGACATACCATCGTCTGCTCAGCGCGCCAATGGCCATTACCAAGGTTTGATGAACGCAATCAGTGGCAAAGGACAAATTGATGTACTTGTTTCGCCGCAAGTTGAACCGGAGGCGCAGCCATGAGGTACTTAGAAGCCGTCGCTGACGTGCTTACGCAGATACCTTCTGCCCCAGATTTTGTTATCACTGCAGCGATGAACCGCGCAGCACGTAAGTTTTGTGAGTTGTCAGGTGTGTATCGTTTACGCGTCGAGAACTTAAACGTCAAAGACGGCCTACAAAAATATGATTTCGCTGATTATCTACCCAGAGAAACAGTGATCCATAAGTTCGACTCAGTGTTATTGAATAGCGTAAGGCTGCAACCAGCCACGTTTAAATACGTTGCCCAAGAGCTAGGCGATAAAATCGCGTCGCAAGACAAGCCCAGGTACTACGTTCCCGAGCAAGGGTCACAAGTTAACCTTTGGCCTGTCCCAAAGGACGACGCTAAGAAGGGCCTAGAAGCTCAATTAATCTTGAAACCTTCACGCGGCGCGGATGAGATCGAAGATTGGTTCGGCGAGAAGTATTACGAGGCTCTTATTGCAGGCACAGTGTCTGAAATGTCCCGCACGCCAAACACAGAGTTTTATAACCCGAGCTTATTCCCATTGATGGAGCAGTATTTCAACAATGCGATCATGGAAGCCAAGAAAGAAGCTACGGGCGCTGATCGAGCTGTTCCNCGAAAGGTTAGGTACGGCGGGTATTGATGCTCACGTTACGTTCAACAACAGGGGCCGAGTTACGAAATAACTGGGATTTTGTTGAACAGGGCCTGAAAACGATCATCAGGAAGACGAACTCTAACTTTATAGCCGCAGACATTTACGCGTCTATTATCGCTAAAGGGCTCTTTCTTTACTGGATCGTAGATGACGAATACACAGTAGGTTTCACAGTAGTCAGTGAGGCCGCTACAAGTTACAACGGCACCAAGTCGTTGTACCTAGATCACACATACATAGACCCGAAGTACATGCGTAGCGGGTTAATTGAAGATCTTGATTTAGCATTCGAAGATCTTGCGGTAAAATGTGATTGTACGAGTTTAGAATTTAATTCTCCTAGGATGGGGTGGGGACGCAGACTGAAGCGCATTGGCTGGATGCCGTACACAGTTGTTTATAAGCGAGACTTATAATGGGTAAAGGCAGCAAGCCAAGTACTCCCGGCCCGTCAGCGCAAGAAACGGCCCTTGCTGATATCTCGATTGATATCGCTAATGAGTACAAAGACAGATACAGAGGCTTAGAGTCAGATCTTCTGAGGGACTCGACACGCGATCGCACCAGTCTTGCTCAAGGCCGTTCTAACGTAGACACACAAAAAGCTGTCTCTGCAGACAATAGCATTGCTGTCGCCCGCGGGGCATCTTCAGGCGGCATGGGGTCAGGCGCGTCTTTGGCTAACTACGACGCCGCAAGCACCGGCGGGGCCTTGGCTACATCGAACCAAGAGTCTTTCACCGCTGGGCAGCAAGATAACGCTGCGAAGTTGGGGAGCGCAGTAGGCGCAGTTCAAGGCGGCCAAGATATCTCTTTCGCTGGTATTAGAGACGCAGCGTCCGTAGGCAACCAGAACACAATTAATAAGTTCCAAGCTGATCAGACCCGGAAAATTCAGAACGCGCAACTAGCAGAAAACGTCATTTCAGGCGCTGTCAGCGGGTACATGAAAGGTAAGTCTTTCGATGCCAATCGTACGACAATGAACGATATGGCTAATAGCCAGATCAACGATGTGCAGAATCAATATTTCTCTGCGCCAATGCAGCTCGCGCCGCCGCAGCAACCGTTTTCTTTGTACCAACCCCCCGGTACGACCATACAGCCTTACAGTTTGGGGTCCACCATGAACTTTGGAGGGCCTAACTCCGTAAGCGCCCCTTATCTGCGACTTGGGATGGGGGTGCGTAAGTAATGGCTACACGTGACGAGCAGCTTGCAGATTTAACAAGAGAAGATTACGAGTACCGCAAAGATCTTCTCAGAGAATATGAAGACCAGATGTTTGGCCTCAAAGACGATACGTCGATCATTGATAACGCCAGAGATCAGGTAGGCACGATCGCTGAGCGCGGCTCAGACCAAATTGATCGAAACATGTCTCGGTACGGCACGCAACGTCGTGGCGCACAAGCAGTAGCAGCAGATCGTAATTTGCAGCTAGGCACCGCAAGCACCGGCACAGATCTCCTCAACAACGCGACGATCGCACAAGAAGAAGCCAACTTAGGCGCGCTTGGAAACCTCGTGGCTCAGGGCCGCCGCCGGCAGAAGAACGCTTTGGCTGGCTTAGGCGATGTGGCAGGTATGGAGAGCCAGCGGATTGCAGCAGGCCAAGCTGCACAACAGCAATACCGCGCACAACGTAATCAAACTTTAGGGACCATAGCGACGTTCGCTGGTTTCGCAATGGGGCTTTAAGCGATGGCTGGATACGGCGACATACTCGATAGTTTCATCTCTGGGCAGAACCAAGCCCTTGCTAATCAGATGGATATGGCTCGGCTGCGCGAGACACAAAATCAAAACCGTCTGGCTCAAAGTAACTGGCGCCAACAATTTTCGGCGGATGAGCGACAGCGCGCGATAACTAACCAGCAGAACGCTGAAACTCTGAAGATTAATCAGGGCAACTTAGCGATTAATCAAAATCAAGACAGCCGAGCGCAGACAGAGTTTGACGATAGAACTTTAATGCAGAATAAATCTCGTGCTGCACGAGATTTAGAGCAGTTAGTGGGCACGCAAGGCACGCTAGAAAGCGCACTCGCCGCCGGCGACATTAAGTTAGACGACGTGGATCTGTTTTTGCGAAACCACGGCACAACTTTAGGGTTGTTTAACGGTACTGACGGCTCACCGCGCCAATATCGAGGGGTAGAGCAGATCATTGGCCCAGACGGTCAGCCAGTTCCCGGCGCTTTCACTTTCCGTCTATATGATCCAAGAACCATGCTCGATGGCCCGATGACCTCCGAAGGAGGATCAGGTGGTCAAGAACGCGTAGAGATTTTTGACTACGCAAAGCTACAACCAATGCTACGCCAGATTGACCGCACTGCTCGCACCATGCGTGGGGATGCATCACGTACTGACTTAACTCAGTTTGCTGAATCAAACAATCAGCTACTAACAAATCAACCACTTCAGTCTAACGCGAGTAACGCAGCATTAGCCGCACCAGCCCAACCAGCCCAAACATCACAGCCAACACCTGTGGAAACGCCAGTAATTCCTACCGGCGTAGCTGGCGGCCGCGGCAACACAGTAGAAGCGCCAAATGCTCGTCAAGCCGCTTATGTAACAGCGCAGCGAGACTCTGCTCTAGCTGAGTTTGATCAACAAGTTGCTCCACTACAACGTAAAGCACGCTGGGAAGAACTTAGCATGCGCCGCCGCGGGTTCTTGTCTCCCGAAGAGATTGACGAGCTTGATGCGCTCCAGCAAGAGTTTGGTGGATTCCAGCGCCCAGGTAGAGGCGGGGCTAGAACAGGTAACGAGAATCGCGACGCGTTTACTGCTGCGATGGAAGGGCGCGCCGCTTTGGCTGCTCAGTTCCAGATCCCTCAAGTTGGTCAGACAACTGCCTCTGCTGATCCAGCTAACCAAACTGCGCAATACAATCCGCAGGCTTTGGCAGCCCCAGCAGCCCCAGCTACTCAGACTTCTAGCCAGCGCGTGGCCGCGAAAACTCAAGAATTGGTTAACGCAGTAACGCCGCAAACAGACTCAATGCGTGACGCGATGGTTACTCAACGTAACGTCGGGTTAGGCATGATTGATCAGGGTATCAACTATCGAGGGCGTCCTAGAACAGCAGATGAGCTCGGTGTTGCATTCGCACTCGGCCGCAACGGGCAGCAGTACGACTTGTACGGTAACGCGCAAAACCGCGATGCAGATTTGTCATCCACTGACATCTCTAATTACGTCTCTGGTGATGATGTTCGCGGAACGAACCTTGAGCAGGCCGGCCGTATGGCAACGGCTGGATCTAACCTTACAAGCCAAGCGAACACTGCGCTTACTTCGATGCGTAACCGCGATGTTCAAGAAGCACGTTTACGGGCTAAAGATGCAGCCGACGCCAACAAGACACCGGATTCAGGTGATTGGCGTACTTACATCGACTACACAAACGATCAAATTCAAAGAACCGACGTTCTAGACGCGATCCGTGCTGACGCTACTACTGACGTGTTTGGCTTCTCGTTAGTCACTGATAATTGGAATTCTGAGGTAGAAGATTGGTACAAGAAGACCGCTTTAAACATTGTTGAGCGGACAGACAAACGGATTATGTCATCTGATTCACCGTTCGATTCTAAACAGCTGTCAGATGCGGCAATGCGTGGAATTTACGCTATCCAGCGTCAGAACGCAGGGGACGCGTTTTCAACACCCGGCAAGATCGTAGACTTCGTTGCTGGGCCAGTATCTAGATTTATCAGAGATAAGATTATTGATCCTGGCGATATTGATACCACCAAGCTAGGCGGTGAAGTAGTAATCGGACTTGGGTTATCAAACACACGTCCTGATTTGTTCTTTAACGATATCTATAAGCCTTTGAACGCCAGGTTCAACCAGAACATTCCAACTAATGTGCTTTTACAAGCGTCTGCCATGGTAGGAAATATGCGTTCTCAAGGACTGTCCGACGGTCAAATACAACAAGCGTTCAATGACTACTTACAAGCTTTAGGGAGCCAGTAGTGGCCGAGCCCGTAGATTTCAGGGACTTCTTGCCGCCGTCACCGAATACTGACGATCTCGCTCTCCGTGAGAATCTAGGCGTCGAAGAAAACGACTTTGCAACCAACGCGCTGCGCGAAGGTGCAACACGATTCGACGCAAACTTAGATTACTTCGGAGCAGCCACTCGTGAAATTTTCGGCGATCGACCCGGAGCAAAAGCCGCCGCTGATCTAGCAAAATCCAAAGAAGGACTGGCGGAAGTTTATAGAAACGCCAACGGCATTAAGAACTTTGAAACATTGCTAGAGGACGGATCAGTCGAAGACTGGGGCCGTTATCTCGTGCACACCGGACTAAACGCAGCTCCTGAAATTGGGTTGACTATTTCGTCAGCTGTCGTTAGCGGCGGTACGCTCCCGCTCCTTATTCAAGGAGGCGGTCGCGCAGTACTCAAAAACAAAGCAAAAGACATCGTTAAAGATAAGTACGTTAAACGCGCATCTCAAATCGCAGGTGGTTTTGCGGTTAATTACCCGCAGCGCGCAGGTGAAACCTTCGGCTTTACCGGAGAAGCAGGAGCGTCATTAGTATCGGGCGCACCCCAAGCCGCATTAGATCTGTTCGCTGAAGTCGCATTTTTGCGCGCGTTCGGGAAAGTCGCTACTGGTAGCGCTAAAGGCCAAGCCAAGTCCGCCTTACAACAGATAACAAGCCGAGCTTTGCAACAGGGCGCTATCGAAGGTGCCACTGAAGAACTGCAAACAGAATTACAGCTGCTAACTAAAAAGTACGCGGACCCCGATTTTGATTTCACAGGTGACGCAGCCAACATGATGCGGCTTGAAGCTGCTGTAGCTGGCTTCGCACTGGGTACGGGCATCGGCGGTACTGGCGCCACTGTTGCGACTACTGCGAATAAAGCTCGCGAAGCTACACAAAACTTTGTTGACGGCGCTCGCGTTCCCGAAACCGACTTCATCCCCGAAACAAAACCCCGCCTAGACACACAACTGCTAGAACTTAAAGAAGGCCGAGGCCGAGAAGCAGTTGTCAAAACAGACGGCCCACTCTCGCCGCAAGATCTGAAGGAACAGGGCTTGCAACAGGTGGAGCTCGCTGATGGGCAGGGCGTATTAGTCGTTCGTGAAGATCAGGACATCAATGAGATCAAAGAAGCCTTTGAGTCTGGATCGCGCGACGTTCTAGGGAATGGAACAGTGAACAAGCCAGAGGGAGGAACTGAAGTTGTTCGCTCTGTTAACGCTGATGGCTCTCGCGGCGCTGATGTTGTGGTTACCCCTGATACAGAGCAAGCGGTTACGACGGCTCAAGAAGCTAAGTCCGACGTTGGGCAGACAGAGAAGATTACCGCAGAACAAGCAGTAAANGAGCGCCTAAATACCGTCGACGATCAAATCCAGTTTGAAGACGAGACAAATACTAACAACATACGCGGCGTTAACTTTGAAGAAGCNGCTGCGTTCAATGTCACCGAAGAGCCAACTACAACCTACGGTTCAAATCTAAGAGAAGACGGTGCCGGGTANAAGTCTCGTGAGACAGCGGAGCAAGGTGTAGAGCGCCTTGTGAAACTCCGTGTAGACAACGAACGGTNTGGGTCAAGAGAAGAGCTAACCGCNGAGCAGGTTCAAGAGATTGAAGAATCAGCTCGTGATCAAATCGACATCCAAGAACGTGATGGTGAGTTCTTTATCAATGAGTATAAAGACCGCCGCGCGGATGCAATCCCCACGTTGGTCGCTAAAGCCAGCGGCTCGCGCGAAACGAACATCGGTGGCAAAAGACAGCGCGTTCGCCATGCGGCAGCAGTGCAGAAAGAAGTAAACGATTTCCTCCGCAGCGGAGAAGTTAAGAAACTGACCGGCGATCTGCGCAAAGCGTTCCAACAAGTCATTGGCATGAAGAACCCAAATGGGACAGTCACTGTTCTCGATTTGAAAACATTAGCCGAAGAAGGCTGGCGCAGAGTAAAGGCCCGCGGTGATGCCCCGGCTAATTTAACCAACGCTCAGCGGCAGATGGTTGGCCTACAAGAATCACTGGGCGAGTTGGCTCTGGCCGGTTTTGATTTTGTGCAAGATGGTGAGCTAGGTGACTTGGACCTTTCACTGAGCCCACGTAAGCGCATTGGCCGTGGCGAAGGCTCTGTTCAGATCGGCAGCCGCATGTCTCAATTGAACGAGTCAAACCGCGGACCAAGCCTAGGTGAACCACCACAGCGTAAAGACTACAAATCTGGTGCAGCATTTTTCAGCGCAGCACGGAAGTACATTCTTAGACAGCGCGAGCAGGATGCTAATTATGAGCTTGCCCCAGAGGGCGGCGAAGTTGG